CGCCAGGAGGTTAGGATACAGCGGGCCTCCCTCAATGATGCGCTCTTCGCCATCTCTCAAGGGCTCCTTTGGCGCACCAGTCTTATACCTACTACATATCTTTATTACCATTATGGTAAGTCCAGGGTGAAAATGTCAACAGGAAGAAGTCTCAAATATGTATGATATTGTTTGCACGGTATTCTGAAATTACTATTTGAATCAATAGTCTGTGCATTTTATATTTAGCACATTTAAACTAAACGCAACTTTGTCTCTACAGCAACCCCAATAATCCGGCAGTTACCATTAATCGGCACGAGTGGCCATTGCGGGTTAAGGCCCTTCAGGTACTTCTGCCCACCATCGATCACCAGCTTCTTAAAAGTCGCCTCGTTAGAATCGGATAGCTTTGCTATTACCAAGCTTCCGTTGATCGCCTCCCGACCAGTATCGAAGAGGACAAAGGTTCCTTCAGGAATGCTCAAGCCAGCTGGCGCCGTCATTGAGTCACCATCAACCTGCAGCCAGAACGCCTCCCCCTGAATGTGAGCATCTGATTCAAGCCAAAGGTCGATATCTTTAAGGGTGTACGGCTCAACAGCTTCGCACCATGCTCCTGCCTGCACCTTGCTTATAACTGGGTATTTATCACCTGGCTTGTAAGGGCCTTTGTAGTCATCGCCAAAAAGCAGCTCGGCAGGCGCAACCCCCAGCGCCTTAGCTATTACAGTTGCATCATCAACGCTAACGCTCCTGGTGCCTGATTCGTAATTCCCTATGCGTGACTGCGAGGCCCACCCGCAAAGCTCTGCGAGAGCCTTTTGTGACAGCCCTTTATCTTCGCGAAGTCGCTTAATGCGGCCCGCTATATCTTCGATTCTATTCATTCTCATTTTGTATCACGCGCCGTGTTAAAAAGCTTTACACGAATTGTGTTGATTAATAATCACGAATTGTGTTTAATGATGCTGAGTGACCATTCTTGAAAGGATCAGCATGAACAATATCGCCAACGAACGTAAGAAGCTTGGCATCACTCAATCAGAGTTAGCAGGTTCGTGCGGCTGGAACCAGTCCCGCCTTGCTAACTATGAAGCTGGCATACGAGCACCAGACCTGGATTCGTGCCGCCGCCTGGTTGATGCGATGAATAAGCTGGGGAGCAATACATCTCTCGATGCGTTGTTCCCACCAAAAAATAATGCCGCCTGATTGGCGGCCCTAACCACGAAAGGGAAAGCAATGCATTCACTTGCGTATCAACACAATACCGGAATCCACCCGGGAGCGATGATAAACCGCGCTCAAGCTAAAGCGGCGCCAGACCACGAAAAGATCCGCGATGCGGTCCGGGCATGGTCGTCGGCGCTGGACAATCAGGACGTCGTTTCGGCGCTGATCATCAACGAATACCGGGAGCAGGGCGGTACCGCCATCAGCTTTCCGGAAGACATCAGCCGGGCGCGCCAGAAACTGTTTCGCTTCCTGGATAATCGCTTCGACTCCGAGCAGTACCGCGAGAACGTGCGCCAGCTGACGCCCGCAATCATGGCCGTGCTGCCTGTTGAGTATCGCACTCGCCTTATCGGTGCCGATTGCAAAATGTCTCGTCTGGCTGAAGCCGAGAAAGAACTCGCTGAGGCTAAACAGGCCGTGCTGCTGGACGCTCCAGAGCATCAGAAGCTGAAAGAGGTAAGCGAGGGTATAGCGTCGCTGTTCCGCCTCATGCCAGAGCATGTAGGCCCACTGATGACGATGGTTACATCGATGCTGGGGGTTATATGAGAGGCACAAGAAAAGAAAAAGCCCTTGAAGCGGTAACTTCAAAGGCCCTTATCACACTGTGTTACGCCAAGTAACGGGAGTAAGTATGTCAAACACCGCAGAAATTCTCAACTTTCCCGCTGTAGTTTCGGGAATACAGGAGCAACGCGTGGCCGATACAGACGATGGGTACACCCGTCTGGCAAACGAGTTGTATGAGGAGCTTATCGGCGCGAACCTGACCAAAAATCAGGCCAAGGTAGCTCATGCTGTTTGCCGCAAAACCTATGGGTTCAACAAGAAGATGGACCGCATAGCAGACTCACAACTTTCTGAGCTGACCAGACTACCTCGCCAGAAGGTTAACGCTGCCAAAAACGAACTCATTGCGATGAATGTTTTGGTGTCCGACGGCATGCTGATCGGGCCCAACAAAAACCTGAGTGAGTGGGTAATTCCGGGCACTAAGCCTGCGCCAAAATGTCACCATAGTAGTGACTGTCACCATGGTAGTGACAGTGTCCCTACGGTGGTGACAAAAAGTGTCACCAAAACAGTGACAACCCTGTCACCAAAATGGGGACACACAAAAGACACTATTACAAAAGACAATAAAGACAATATTAATAAACCCCCTAAATCCCCCAAACCGGCTTCGTTCGATCCGGCTGGTGTTGACCTTCCTGAATGGCTGTCAGTTTCAGTCTGGAAGTCATGGGTCGATTATCGTCGCGACCTGAAGAAACCGATTAAGTCTCAGCAGACGGTAACCCAGGCCATCAACTTGCTTGAGCGTTGCAAGTGCAGCGGATACCAGCCTGAAGAAATCATCAACCAGAGCATTGCGAACGGCTGGCAGGGTTTGTTTGAGCCAAAGATCGCCAAGCAGACGCCTCGCGCGCAGTCTCGCGTATCTGAGAACTTTGCTGGCAAAGACTATGGCCAGACTGAAATTCCTGCATGGGCGAGGGACTGATCATGACGCTGGATGAAAAAATCAATCAACTTGAGAAACGCATTACTGAGCTGAGCCAGCCGCCAGTTCAGCATGAAGATATCGAGCTAACTATCAGCACCGAGAACTGCGAAACGCATGGCCCCTTTGAATGCAGGACCAGGCATTTCTTAAACTCTGTCGTGAAAATTCCCCCGCGCCCAAGCTGCTGCCCTGAATGCCTCAAAGAGGAGTTAGGCCGCTTGCAGGCGGAAAGAATTAGCATCAACGAAGCAGCCCGCAAAAGAAACATCGAGCGCCTGCTGGACGGACTGAACATCCCGGCGCGCTTCGAAAACTGCACGCTGCAGAACTATGAGCCAGTGAACGACGACGCAAAACGCGCACTTAAGGTGTGCCAGGCGTATGCGGGCCGTTGGCCAGAGCGTTTACAGAAGGGTGGCGGTCTTGTGATGTGCGGCAAACCAGGCACCGGAAAGAATCACCTGGCACTTGCTATCGCACGGCATGCGATCACAGAACACCAGAGCTCTGCAGTGTTTACCACGGCGCTGAAAATTGCCCGTGAGTACAAGTCAACCTGGTCGAAGGGGTCAAGCCGTACTGAGGATGAGGTTATCCGTTACTTCACGAAACCTGATCTGCTGATTATCGACGAGGTCGGCGTGCAGTTCGGAAGCGACGCCGAGAAGCTGATCATGTTCGAAATCATCAACACCCGATATGAGCGTATGAAGCCGACCATTCTGATAAGCAACCAGACCCGGGAAGAACTGGCTGCATTCATCGGCGAGCGCGTTCTTGATCGCATGAGCGACGGCGGCGGATGCACTCTCTCATTCACCTGGGATTCATACCGTTCCAAGGGGGCAGCATGAAAGGTAAACAGGCAATTCTGCGTTATCTCGAAACGCACCGGACCTTCACCGCGAAGGATGTGGCCACAGAGTGCGGCATGACCATCAACTGCATCACGAAGAACGCCATCGATCTGGAGCGGGCCCGCAAGATTGTCCGGGTGAGCAAGGTCTGGAGAACGGTGACTTATCGCCTGGCGACACCAGAAGAGCAGGCCGGTACGGCACGAAGCTGTACCAATGGGATATTTCAGGAGTGCCGCAACAGTCCGGCGATGAGAAGGGTATTGATGGTTTGGGGGAGAGTAGGGGTATGAAACTGAAATTTATCGAGTGGTTTACCAAGAACAACAACGGCCGCTCGCCAGCGATGGAAGACGACAGAAGCTTTGTGTACGAGATGACGCAGCACATGTTCGAAGCGTACCAGGCTGGCGTGGCTGAAGGTGAAGCCAGATGCGCGGCGATGGCTGCGGAGAATGCGGCGCTGAAACACGCAATGGCTGTAACCCTTGAGCATGTATCTGTCACAGACACAGGGCAGGCCGGTGTTGCTGCGATGATTATCAACGATGCTCTGCACCATAGCGGAACCCCAGCCACCGACGCCTTCCTGGCTGAAGTGCGGACGCAGGAGTCTAAGCGAGTATACGAAAGCATTTTGGACAACCCAGCTGTAACTGATATGGAGTCGCTCGTTGATTGGCTCGAACAAAACGCCAATGACTCAGTAGCTTTCGCCGCCCAGCTTCGCAAAGGAGTGCAGTCATGAGCATTCTGGACATTCTAAACACTGGCCTTGCTCTGATGGGGTGGTTATTCATCATGTTCAAAACGGGCCAGTGGTTTACCTCCATTGCGCTAAAGCAGTGTGATAAGCGTAGAAAGCTATCTCGTAGACAGAAGGCAGTAAACGAATTTTACGATGCGTTTGACCTGTCCAGCATCGAACCAGGAACAACGGTGCGCATGGCGACTAAAGGCGATCTGACAATAATGATGTATCGCACGGAAGGAGCCGCCCAATGAGCAACATCGACAAACGCGCATTACGGGAAGCGGCTGAACGTGCAGGACAAAATGACTGGGAGTACGTCTACACCAGCGACCTCAGCGCCCCAGGGCGGGGATATATAACAGTAGGCGGAGCAGAGGCTATCTACTGTCTGAATAGAGCCACAGGGGGAGTGAAACAGTCTGAAAACGTTATGAGATATATCGCTGCAGCTAGACCGGAAAAAATGCTGGCTCTGCTGGATGAGATGGATGCCAAAGACAGGCGGATTGCTGAGCTGGAGCGTAAAGAACAGCACAGTGACCGCCAGTCAGTAATTGATGCGTTGGCTAGTTCAGGTGAGGAATGGAGTGATATCGAAGAATACATGCAGAAGTGGGACGCGGAACGCGCCGCCGCAGCCGGTAAAGGAGAGGCATCATGAGCACTATTACCAAAGAGAGACTGACGGAATTATCCAGACGTGAAAATGTCGGGGCTATTCTCGGCGAAGAAATTGCAGAGCTGGCGCGTATCGCGCTGGCATCGCTCGAAGCGGAGGCGTCGGGGCGAAATCCAGTGCTGGCCTATGCAGACAGTTATCGCGATATGGCTAATCATGGTGTTGAATCTATTCCGGTATGGAGCGTAATTACCGACCTGGAAAGAAATATCGCCCCGCTATTCACCGCCCCGCCAGCGCCGATATCTGTGCCCGCTGCGATGGAAATGGATGATGACTTTGACAGCGCGTTTGAACACGGAAAAGCTGTCGGCTGGAACGTCTATCGCGCCGCCATGCTTCAGTCGTTCGGTAATTCCGAACAACTCAACTCTCCGGTGATTCCGGATGGTTGGGTGCTGGTGCCAGAAGAACCCACCCATGAAATGCTTGAGGCTGGTGATGAACAATTCGGAGCTTACGATGTGTATCGCCGGATGATAGCAGCATCACCGCAGCAGAAGTGATCTATAATCCCCTCAAATAACCGAGGGGGTTTTATGTCTAACGAAGAAATGACTCCAGCAGAAAAATATAAAGCTTCAATGAAAAGACATAAAAAGTTCTGGAGGAAATCACAAATTGCAAATGCGAAACGGTTTGATGCTGGAGAGGTTGAATCTGTTGATGGTTTTAGATCTCCTTATGAGACCAGAAAGAAGAGAGGGAGGACTGCTGACTAATGTCTGACTGGAACATTGCAGCAAAGCCGCAGGAAGAACGCGACAAGGTTAACGTTGACCTGTCGGCCTCCGGAGTGGCGTACAAAGAGCGTCTAAATATGCCTGTTATCGCAGAGCAGGTAGCGCGTGAGCAGCCAGAGCATCTGCGCGAGTATTTCATGGAGCGCGTGCGGCACTATCGCGAGCAGAGCGTTGGATTGCCTAAATCGTCCGATCCGCGTTATGTTGAGATGGCTGAATCCAACAATAAATAAGGATAACTATGGTTTATGATATTTTAGTTTTTCGAGGCCACTTTGGAAGTTTTGTCGATTATCGATCTTATTCTGGGCGCGTTCCTCCAGAGGTAAGCGCTATAGAAATTGATGGCGAGAAGTACTCTCTATCCCTCTATCAATACCAAGGTGATAAGTATTTAGTAGCCCATCAAGAAAAGATGGAGTCCGAGTCGCTAGAACTGGCAATTAACGAGTTTGGACCATCTCCACTGAATTGATTTTCTATAATCAACCAGCCATAATTAACTTGCCGTCGGAGTTGAACGCCCGGCGGTAAGACTTCTGCGCATTTGATGGGGACATTAAATGCGACCACAATCTGAATACATCACCTTTTCACAGATGCAGAAATGCACCTGCGATTCTCTGCATTCTGCGGTTTCCGTTAAGGAGGCCGTATGACTCTGCCAGTAGACGGCATCAAACTCCATCGCGGCAACTTCGCGGCCATTAGCCAGCAGATTCAGCCATTGCTGGATGCCGGGCAATGCTTCCGCCTGCAAGTCAAACCGTGGCGCGAGAAGCGCAGCCTGTCGCAGAACGCGCTCAGCCATATGTGGTACACGGAAATCAGCGACTACCTAATCGCCCGCGGCAAGACCTTCGCTACGCCTGAGTGGGTCAAAGACGCGATGAAGCACACCTATCTCGGCTACGAAAGCAAGGACAGGGTAGATGTCGTGTCCGGAGAGGTGACCACGGTTCAATCTCTCCGCCATACCGCCGATCTGGAAACCGGCGAGATGTACATTTTCCTGTGCAAAGTCGAAGCCTGGGCAATGAATATCGGCTGTCACCTGACCATCCCGCAAAGCTGTGAGTACCAGCAGCTACGCGATAAGCAGGAGGCGTGATGTCTACTCCACTATCCCGCGTCATCACCAACGAAATCTTCCGCGTTCCGGTGCGCCTACAGCGCAAGCCAGCGGTTAAACCGTCCGATATCCCGACACTGAAAGACTACACCGCCCGCTTGGTGGATCAGAAATGGCTGCGTCTCGCGGCGAGGAGGAAACGTGCGTAAACCATCCCGCCGTAAGTGCAAAGTATGCGGTGAATACTTCGTGCCGAAATTCCACGACGTCCGGATCCGCTGGTGCAGCCCGGAACACGGAGCAATCCTCGCAATGGAAGAACGCGAGAAGGAGAAGGTGAAAGCCGCCGCTAAGCGCATCAAGGAGCAGAAAGAGGCAGAGAAGGCCGGGCGCAAACGCCGCAAGGAACGCCTGGCAGAGCTACGGCCTGCCGGTTACTACAAAGCGCAGGCTCAGCAGGCATTCAATGCCTACATCCGTGCGCGTGATGCTGATTTGCCATGCATTAGCTGCGGCGAGACCAACCCACCCGATCTCCATGGCGGCCAGTGGGACTGCGGCCACTTCAAGACTGTAGGCGCTAACCCTGAACTGCGCTTTGAAGAGCGCAACGCCCATAAGCAGTGCAAATCTTGTAATGCCGGAGCGGGTAAATACACCGCCAAAGAGGCGACTGTCGCGCAGCAATACGAAGCGGGCCTGGTAGCTCGTTACGGGCAGGATTACGTCGACTGGCTCAACGGACCCCATGAAATGACCAACTACCGCCGGGAAGACTTCATCCGGATCCGCGATGAGTACCGCGCCAAGCTCAAAGCACTGAAACAGCGGGAGGCCGCATGAGCACAGAAACCGAAATTGAACTGGGCAAGGTTGTCGCTTTCCCGTCAAAGAATAACGACCTGCAGGATGGGCTGGTCATTCAGCGCGAAGGCCAAAAGGTCATGTGTCTGCACTCTGCTGTATCGATAAACGGAAAAGAGCGAACGCTACGCTGCCGGAAATGCGAAACGCTAATCGATCCATTCGACTACCTGATGACACTTTGCGACCAGGAGTCTCGCTACTCGGAAAGCGTGAAATATCTCCGCCGGGAAGAAAAGCAGCGCCGTCAGAATATCGAGAAGCTCATTCAGATTGAGAAGAACGCCAAGTCACGCATTCGCCGCGCCGGGGATAAGTCACCACTTCCTCTCTGGCAGAACGAGAGGGTGGATGAATGACACGTGACCAGATTATCCGGTACCAGGCAGAAAGCGTTAAGCGCGCCAGCATGCCGCCAGTAGCAAAGCACAGCCAGACCAAAACCAACCAGCCACAGAAGGAAGCCGCATAATGAAACTGGAATTAACCAACGACCAGCATCAATGGGTAGACCAGTGGCTCCAGTTGTGGGGCGCATGGTGCCAGACCGGCAAGATTGATAAAGCGATGATCAACATGATTGCCAGATTCATGGCTACCGTCGAGGCCCAGCAAGCATCACGGCCGGTATGTAGTGATGATGACGGAATGCTCATTGATGCTGTCATTCGCCACTACCTGAAGAATGTGGATGAAAATGCCTGGCGGGTTATCTTCGCCTACTACGTCTGCAACTCCAGCGAGATCCGAATTGCATCATGGCAGCATGCAGTAAGTAAGCCTCGCCTTATGAAGACGCGTGGCGGCAATCAGTACAAACACCCAAGCATCTCGACAATCCGTAGAGAGGTGAAGCAAATCATCAATGCTTCATTGTTCTGTTTATACCAACCGCTTCAAAATGCGTTTAACGATCGCGAAAATGTGAGGAAAATTGCAAAAAATCCTCATAACGCGCTTGCTTTTCAATGAACAAATGAGCAGAATAAATCGTATATGTTGCCGTTGTTGTGTGTGACATGAATGAATGCCAAGCCTCGCCATCGTGCGGGGCTTTTTTATTTGCGGTACGCCGCACACAGAACCCACTACCTGGGACCCTTCGGCCAGAGAGCCGACATTGCCTTACCCTCATCTTCCCGGCCTGTCGCCGGGTTTTTTATTCAGGCCGCAGACAATCAATTCCAGATGCCACGTAGCTATCGTGTCTGACGGCCTTTCCCACTACACGAACAGCACCCGCAAACAACGCGAGGTGAGAGCATGTATCGCATGGAAAAAATAACCACTGGTGCTGCCTATGGCGCTTCAGCCGGGAGCATCCTAAACGGCATGCTTAATGCCTACAGCCCCGAGCAGTGGAACGCTATCGGCGTGCTGGTGGGTATAATCATTGCCGTACTGACGTATCTGACAAATCTCTATTTCAAGATCCGCGAAGACAACCGACGCAGCAGGAGCCGAGATGAACCCAACGTTGAGGAATAAGCTGGTGGGTGCCATCGTTGGAGGATCCGGAGCAATCACCATTGCTGCAGTAATGCTGGCCAATGCGGATGGGCTGGAAGGGCGGCGTTATTACGCCTATCAGGATGTGGTCGGCGTCTGGACTGTTTGCGATGGGCACACCGGTGCCGACATTCGCCGCGGTCACCGCTACACCGACAAAGAGTGCGACAACCTGCTGAAGGCAGATCTGCGAAAGGTGGCAAATGCTATCGACCCGCTGATCAAGGTTCGTATCCCTGAGCCTACCCGCGCAGCGCTTTACTCCTTTACCTACAACGTTGGCTCTGGTGCTTTTGCCAGCTCGACGCTGCTGAAGAAGCTGAACGCCGGAGACGTGCCGGGGGCATGCAAAGAACTGCAGCGCTGGACATATGCCGGTGGCAAGCAGTGGAAGGGTCTGATCACCCGGCGCGAGATTGAACGTGAAGTATGCGAGTGGGGCCAGAAATGAGCCGATTAACCGCAATCATCTGTGCTGTCGTTATCTGCCTGCTCGTTTCCATGGCCTGGGCGATTAACCACTACCGCGACAACGCCATCACCTTCAAAGTCCAGGACGCTAAAGCCACCAAGAACCTCCGTCTGGCTAACGACACCATCAAAGATATGCAGGCCCGGCAGCGTGATGTCGCTGCACTGGATGCCAAATACACGAAGGAATTGTCCGATGCGAAAAAAACCATTAACGATTTGCGTCGGGCTGTCGATTCTGGCGCTAAACGGCTGCGCGTCGCCGCAACCTGCCCTGGAGTGTCCAAAGCCACCTCCGCCACCGGCGTGGATGATGCAGGAGCCCCCGAACTTACTCCAGACGCTCGACGGAATTATTTCGATCACCGAGACGGAATAGCAACCGCTGACAAGATGATTCGCGGCATGCAGGACTACATCAAAGAGCAGTGTCTCAAATAGCAGGGCGCTGAAAACCAACAAACAGGAGTAATACATGGCTAAGTTTTACCCGCGCATCTCAACTTTCCTTTCTGGTTGCTGGGCGTTTATCGCGTCCCTTTCGCTAACCAGCGACATCATCAGTCGCACGACATTCTCACTGCGCCGAGTGGTGGAGCGAGTCATTTCCGCAGTCGCTGTGAAAACCGCACCTGAAAAGGCTGATTGGCGAATCGTAGAGCGAATGTGCAGCGAAAGCGTTCGAGAGAAGATTAACGTCTTTGGGTGCCACCCTCGCAATACCGGCGCGCTATGCAGCCCACTGCTGTAGGCATTACAGAAGCTCTTCACCGAGGGGCTTCGATAATGACAATTTCTATTTTAGAAGGACATAGAAATGCCTACTAAGAAGCAACCAGGTAGGCCAGCAGGAACCCCAAAGACTGGTGGCCGCCAAAAAGGAACACCAAACAAGGTGACCGCAGACGTCAAAATTATTGCCCAGACCTACGGCGAGGAAGCGGTTAACGCGTTAGTGAAAATACTACGTGACGACGAAGCACCTGCCGCAGCAAAGGTATCAGCAGCAAAAGAAATAATGGATCGCGCCTACGGTAAAGCCACTCAGCCTATGGAACATTCAGGTAGCGGTGGCGGGCCAATTGAGCACAACCATAACGTAGCTGTAGACGAAAAGGCGCTTAACAGCATATTGAGCAAACTATGAGCCAAATACTCGAATGGGAAGATTTGAGCGAAGCAGAACGCCAAGCCATCAAAGTCCTGTCCGAGCGCTCATTTCTGGCCTTTAACCGCATATTTTTTCAGTTGTTGCAGGGTGAGAAGTGGTCAGTTAACTGGCATCACCGATACATTGCGCAGGTGATTGAAGATATCGTTGCCGGCAAACGCCGTAATGTGGTCTTCAACGTTCCTCCAGGCAGTGGGAAAACAGAGATGTTAAGCATCCATGCGCCAGTGTGGACAATGCTGAACTGCCAGAAGGTCAGGAACCTCAATATTTCCTTCAGCGACACCCTGACAAAGCGCAACAGCCGCAGAAGCCGTGAAATCATCACCTCCGCTGAGTTTCAGACACTATGGCCTCATTCGCTTGGTGTTAATCAGGCTGACGAATGGCAGCTGCTGAACGATGACGGAAAGGTTAAAGCCGAAGTAGTAAGCCGCGCAGCAAGCGGTCAGATTACCGGATCGCGTGGCGGTTATCAGATGCCAGGCTTTTCAGGTTGGATAAACCTTGATGACTTCGACAAGCCTCTTGATGTTTTCTCAGAGGTTAAGCGCAAAAAGGCACAGCAGACATTAACCAACACCATCCGCTCTCGTCGTGCCAATAAGTCAAAAGAGAACCCGACACCAATCGTCGCCATTCAGCAGCGGCTGCACACAGACGACAGCAGTGCATTCATGCTGTCCGGTGCAATGGGTATCGACTTTGAGCACGTCATCATTCCTGCGCTCATTGATGAAGCCTATATCGATTCTTTACCAGAATGGCTTCAGGAGCATTGCTGGAATGACGTCAAAGACAGCGAGAAGATGCGAGGCTACTGGTCATACTGGCCTGCCAACGAATATGTAGGCGACCTTTGTCGCCAGTGGGACACGGACGAATACACCTTCATGTCTCAGGGCATGCAGAAGCCTATCAAGCTAGGCGGCAACGTGTTTGATGGTTCATGGTGGCAGACATACGGACCTGACGGAGATAAACCGGAGCCTGAACGCTTCGAATACCGCTTCACTACCGCAGATATAGCGCAGAAGACGGCTAACCATAACGACTGGTCAGTACTGTGCGAGTGGGGCGTTTACAAAGACGACCTCTATCTAATCCACATGGAGCGCGGCAAGTGGAAAGCGCCAGAGCTAGAAACAAACTTCAAAGCGTTTATCTCTCAGGCGTGGCGTAAGAATCGGGAAGCCGGAACGCTGAGAAAAATTTACGTTGAAGATAAATCCAGTGGCACGGCTCTTATTCAGAACCTTGAGAAAAAGCTTCCAATCAAGATAACCGCTCTTCAGCGAAACAAAGACAAAGTTACCCGGGCGATGGACGTTTTGCCAGTGGTCAAGGCGCAGCGTGTTTATCTTCCTGCTGAAGCTTCCTTCTCCTCAGAGTTTATCGCTGAGCACAGTGCTTTCACCTACGACGACACTCACGACCACGACGACATCGTGGATAACCTTATTGACGCCGTGACTGAGGAATTACTCCTTGGCAGTGATGCCCTACGCAGACTCAAGGCGCTTGCAAGCTGAGAACTCACATGGCTAAACGCAACAACAGGCAGCAAAAGAAAATCGACAAGAAGATGAACATGGACAGCTACCAAAACGTGTTCATGAACATCGGTACAGGTGGCGACAGGTCAGCATACAGCCGCATCCGCACAGCGCACCTGCTTACCAGAGCAACGCTCGACAGCATATATCTCGGCGACGGATTAGGGCGTCGCATCATTGACGTAGTAGCCGACGAAATGTTTCGTGCTGGCTTCACCGTAGACGGCGCAAACAATGAGCCTGAGATTAAGTCTCGCTGGGATGAGCTCAACCTCACTCAGCAGTTTACGGATGCGGTGGCATGGGCTCGCTTATATGGCGGCTCGTTGATGCTATTCGGCGTTAATGATGGCGGAGACCTTCAGTCACCAATAGGCGAGGGTGAACTTGAGTTTGTCCGTGTTTATGACCGCTATCAGGTGCAGCCTTTCCTGCGCGATACCAACCCTGAAAGCGCGACATACGGAGAAATCACTCAGTACCAGATTAACCCTATCTCAGGAACGCCTTACTACGTTCACGCCAGCAGATGCCATGTGTTCGACTCTCTCACGCCAGCAGATGCCATGTGTTCGACGGAGAGCGACTGCCTAACCAGATTCGTCATCAGAATCAGGGGTGGGGCGCTTCATGCTTGCAGGGTGTTTATCAGGCGCTGACTGATTACGGCATGAGCCACGCACACGCTACAAGCCTGCTTGAGCGTAAACAGCAGGGCGTCTGGTCTGCCGCTGACCTGGCTGACCTGTGCAAAGATGGTGAAGGACGCGATGCTGTTCAGGCTCGTCTCAATATGGTCGACATGACTCGCAGCAACGGCAATACCATCGGCGTGGACGCGAACACGGAGAAGTACGAGCTGCTTAACGGCTCTCTGGAGGGCGTAGTCGATGTACAGGACCGGAAGCAGTTACGAATATCAGCGCTGACCGGCATCGATGAGCAAATCCTGTTCACCAAAACGCCATCAGGTCAGGGAGCGGATAAAACCACCGTTCCTGAGTCATGGAAGCAACTGATTGGACGCAAGCAGAAGGATGAGGCGAGACCTGCGATTGAAAAGGTGGTCAACTTCCTCACCACTGATAAAACTTGGACGATTAAGTTTAACCCTCTCTCAGTGCCAACCGAAAAAGAGCAGGCGGAGACGGCTAACCAGTGGTCACAGGCTGATGAGCGCTATTCGCAGCTTGGGTGGGTAAGCAACGATGAAGGTATCGCCACACTGAAAAAACGTGGAGGCTACGTCTATCCGGAGATGAGCAATGGCTAAAGTCTGGCTTCATCCCTACGGCATAGAACGCGACTACACCAACGCGCTTGTAAAGGCCACCAGGCAGTTTAACAAAGAAATCAACTCAGCATATGGCGATATCCGGTTCGATGGCTGGCAGGACGATATGTCGGCTGTGCTGGCCTATCTCCGCAACGCAGGCAACCGCATCTTTCAGCCAGTAATTGAACGACTGCCGTCTTTCTTCGCGCTAACCAGCCAGTTTAACGACAAGCAATGGCGGTTGGTTGTGAAGGGGGGCACTGGCTACGAAATCCCGCCATCGCAGGCCGTTATTGCCGGCCAGGCAGCGTCCCCCGCCTCATCAGGCGTGCTTGGCGTTGATGCTTATCGTGCCGAGCCATGGCTGAGAGAGATGCAGGAGTTATGGGTATCAGAGAACACCAGGCTGATTAAATCCATCCCCGCTGACGAACTGTCGGACATGGAAGGCATCATCCAGCGCGGTGTAATGAATGGCTCAAGTGCTGACACCATCAAGAAGCAGATTCAGGAGCGCTATGGCGTCACTGAGAGACGCGCAAAGCTGATCGCAGTGGACCAGATAGGCAAAGCCAATTCAGCGCTCACAAAGCAGCGTCAGGCCGATGCAGGAATAACCGGATACAAATGGCGAGGCGTATTAGATGAACGCGAGAGACCTGAGCACAGAGAGCGAGAAGGTAATTCCTACCAGTGGAGCAATCCACCGCCTGACGGACACCCCGGGCAACCTGTTCGGTGTCGATGTTACGCAGAGCCCGACTGGCATGGTTCAGTTTTCGATATCGGCGAATAAATAAGGCAAAACATGAAAACAGTATCTCGCTTCGATGTGGGAGAGCTAAGTGCGTCCGTGAACGAGGATGGCTATCTGGAAGACGTGCCGGTAGTAGGTCGCGTTGGCATCCAGTTATATCGAAACCCAGATGGCTCAGTGCGTCGTGAATTACGCCCACCTGAAGAAGTATTCAACGCTGACTCACTGGCTAGCTTCAAAGGCAAGCCGATCACGCTAGGACATCCCGGCGCGGTGAATTCGCGAAACTCCAGAAAGCATCAGGTAGGAACGATGCTGGATGTTGGCAGAAAGGACGGTAGTAACGTTGCGGTCCCCATCATCATCCATGCAGACGAAGCAATATCTCAGGCTAAATCAGGCCGGGCAAGGCAGCTTTCCCTTGGCTATCGACTTGACCTTGAAGAGCGTCGCGGCTGGTTCAACAGAAAAACTCACGGAATCGTTTTCAGAGGCGAAGAGTCCGAGAAGTTCCCTGATGGGTACATAAGCGCTGACTGGGAAGAATTCGACGCCGTTCAGCGAAACATCCGCATCAATCATCTCGCCCTTGTATCTAAGGCCCGGGCCGGTGATGTAGCAACACTGAATCTCGACGGTGATGAAGAAATCACCTTAGATGATGACGACAACCAACCAAAAGGTAAAACAATGCAGAAATTGCGACTCGACAACGGGCTTGAGTACGATGCTTCTCCTGAAGTCGTCGTGGCGTTCAACGCCCTTAAACAGGATGCAGAGGACGCTAATACCAAGCTGTCCGAAGCGCAAACAACCATCTCCACCATCACAGCAGAGCGCGACACTCTGAAAGCTGACGCAGCAGAGTTTGAAAACAAGCTGAAGCAGGCTCGCGAAGATGCAGAGAAAACCATTAAAGCTCGCACCGAACTCGAAGCAAAAGCAGAGAAGCACGGCATCAAGTGTGATGGCCTGGATGATATTGCCGTCAAGAAAGCGGTTGTAGCCAAGCTGAAGCCATCCATCAAGCTCGACGGCAAAGACGACACCTACATCAACGTCGCGTTCGACATGGCGATTGAGTCAGCCCCTATGGAGCAGCAGCGAAAAATCGTCAATCAGGATAAAGCCCAAACCCGCGGTGATTCTGCTGAACCAAAAGGCTCTGCTGCAGCACGCCAAAAATACCTCGATCGCCTGCACGGCAAAAAGGAGACAGCATAATGCCTGTTCAGACTTCCTACGATAACGATATGCAGATCGCCATGCCTGGCATGCGTTCAGATTCAACCCATCAAATCACAGACGGATGCAACGCAGCACAAGGCGCCATCAAGCCTGGCTATGTGGTAGCTCGCGTATCAGTGGCTAACGATAAGCGCGTAGTCAAGCAGGTATCCGCAGCTGGCGATGCAGCAAACCTGATGGGTATCTGCCGCTTCAGCCACTACGGCTGCGTAACAGGCCAGTACGAAGATGGTGATGCTGTCAACGTAATGACGTGGGGCCGCATCTGGGCTGTTACCACCTTATCAGCAGCACCAACCATGGGTGCAGGCGTTAACGTTCTGACCTCTGGCGCAGACGCTGGCAAGGTAGCAGCGACCGGTGGCTCTCTGGCTCTTGGCTGGGTATTTACTGGTAAGTTCACCACTTTCAAAAACAGCGCTGGCGCAACAGTTAACCTGGCTGAAGTTCAAATCCGCAACCAGACCACGCAGCCAACCGCATAAGGAACAATAATGGAACAGATGAATTACGACGAAGCGGACCTGTTCGCTATTGAACACGGCGCGGCGGCTAACGGCATTCGAATGGATGAGGGAGAGTCAATCTTTCTGGCCCGTGAACTGGACTACGTTAAGTCTAAGGTTTACGAAGTCGAATACCCTGCACTGACTGCGACCACTCTCTTCCCGGTCACATCAGAAATCCCTTCATACGCCAAAACGTTCACTTACGGCGTATGGGATGCAGTAGGTATGGCGCGTATCATCGCTGACTACTCTGACGATCTGCCAAATGTCGGCGTTAACTATCGCGAAGAGACTGGCAAGGTGTTCAGCCTGGGTAACTTCTACGAATACAGCCTGATGGAAATTCGAGCTTCACAGGCAACCGGTAAGAATCTGCCAACTCGCCTCGCTAACGCTGCCCGTCGAGCGCATGACGTGAAGGTTAATGACCTGGCGTTCTACGGCGATGATGATTATCAGATCGTCGGCGTTCTGGAACATCCAAACATTCCAGTAACCACCTCTGCTGGCTGGACTACTGGCGAGATCGCATCTGGTGAACTGGAAGATGCAGTATCAGCAATCGAGACGGTAACTAAAGGCCTGCACTCTGCTAACGTTATCGCACTGCCGCCAAGCGCCTTTAAAATCCTGTCCAAGCCGATGCCAAACACCAACACGTCTTACATGACCTACTTCAACACCCAGTATCCTGGTATGCAGTGGATTCGTGTAAACGAGCTGGAAGACATCGATGGCGCAGGCGCTAAGGCCGCTCTGGTAATGGAGCGTAACGCTGATAACGCATCTATGGAAATCCCGCAGCCGTTCGAACAGCTGCCACCTCAGGCTAACAACCTGGCGTTCAAGATTCCATGCCACAGCCGCGCTACCGGCGTACAGGTTTACCTGCCGCTGACTCTGCATCTCATCAAAGGCATTTAAGAGGCTTCGGCCTCTTTTTTTTAAGGATTACCAATGAAGATTACCAACGCATCAGCACGACTGTATTACATCGCCGGCCAGAAGCTGGCACCAGGCCAGACTGCCGAAGTTGAAGATTCCTGGAAGGACAATAAAACGGTGCAGGCGTCCATCACTAAAGGTGAGTTGCGACTCGCTGATAAAGATGAAGCCGTAACCGCCAGCCAGGTAGAGAAAAAAGAGAAGGACAAGAAGTAATGAACATTGCCGCATTTGAAGGTCTTACGCCTCTGGAAATCTTCCGCAAGCTAGCGCCTGAATTTGCGGCTGTTCCTGATGAGGTTGTTCAGGGCTACATCGACCTGGCATCACTGTTTGTCTGTGAAGGCGACTACGGAGATGCATATAACGTGGCTCTGGCTCTAATGGCGGCCCATATCATGGCATCGCCTGGCGGTTACTCTGATAACGGTTCCACATCATCTGGTCGCATCCTCTCACGCAAGGAAGGTGATCTGGCAATCACTTATGGCAACGTATCAGGTGATTCCAGTTACCTCAGCGGGACTACATACGGAAACCTGCTACAACTGCTCCGCAAGAAAATGGGGGCAGGATTCTCGATTATGACTCGCGGAGTCGTGGGGGGATGCTTGTGTCCGTAAAAATCACAGACAACAAGCGGCAATGGGAAAGGTTCAGGCGAGAGATCAAGGCAACCGGAAGCAAAGAGGTAGTTGTCGGCATCCAGAAGGGTGAGGTTAATGATGGGGTGCTTGCCGCTGAATACGCAGCATGGAACGAATTCGGCACTAGGACAATTCCATCGCGGCCATTCATGCGCACATACTTCGACACATCGGTATCTCGGCTGGAAAGGTTCGCAACAAATGGAGTAACGCAAATTCTCCTCGGCAGAGCTACCTTTTCTCAGTTTCTGAATGCGGCTGGCGTATTTATGGTGGATGGCGTCAAGAAGAGCATCTCTGGAGGTGCCTGGACTCCAAACTCTCCGGTTACGATAGAGTTGAAGGGTTCATCAAGGCCGCTTATAGACACTGGCGTAATGCTTAATTCAGTCACCTTCGCCATTCATGATTACGGAAGGTCACAATGAGCAATCCGTTTCGCAGGCCTTATCAGGTGTTTACTCCATCGCCTTCGTCGTTGGTTAACGGCGTGATTGTTGATGGGGTAATGACGGAGTCAACCGCTTACTTCAGCGTGCAGAGTATCAAAGATACTCAGGAGATTGAGAGCCTGGAGGAAGGGAGGAGGTTAACTGATTATCGCCGTCTGTACAGCGACACTAAGCTCCAGATTACTGATGATTTCCCCATGACTCAACCTGCACTTGTCGTTATTGATGGTTTTAACTACGAAGTTAAGCACCGTGAACCATGGCAAAACGGAATCATACCCCACTATAAATATTATGTGGTAAGGAAACGCGATGGCTGAAACCACAGTGTCGAACTTCGTTCCTGATGCTGTAGAGTCTGCCGCTTACCGTGTTTTGTCCCAGCTATTACCCGTACCTCTCGCTTACGCCAATCAGAATAACTCCCGGCTTCCTCTGCCTTATGCCACGCTTCGTGTATCAACGCGCACGACTGTAGGCAGGGATGAGCATGGCGAAGTAGATGATGAAGGAGTAATGCCGTCACACGGTGTTAGAGAAGGAACGGTGATGGTTAATGTGTACGGCGGAAGCGCACGAGAGCATTGCGACGATCTGATTAATAACATCCGTAAAACAACATCACGCTACCTGATGCGCAGAGAGAAATTCGTTATCGCAAACAGCGCCCAGGTTAACGACCTTACGGGTCTGCGAGATGAAGCAAACTTCGAAGCGATGGCGAATGTAGACCTTACATTCCGCTACACCGGCAAGTACACGGATAACGTAGGGCTCATAGAAACCGTTGATGCGACAGGCGACATCGGCGGAATAGAAACACACCTCACTATCGCCGTCACATCCGACTAATCAACACGGAGTTTCATCAATGGCAAATCTAAGCCAGATTGCCAACGTGAATATTTCGCTGGACACAGCGAGTATCGCGAAGGCGTCATTCGGCATTCCACTTGCAGTTTCGCCGACAACGGCATTCAGTGAGCGAATCCGTAAATATTCAAGCTACAGCGCGGCGCAGCAGGACGGACTTGACCCGCAGACGCTCAAAGCGCTTTCAGCAGTATTCAGTCAGACCCCGCGCCCAAATCAGGCATGGGTAGGTCGCCGAAACGCAGTTTCTGTAGACCTGACAGTAACCAACGCGACGATCACAACGGGCAACATTTTCGCATTCAGCGTGAATGGCACCACCGTAACGTACACAGCAGCGAGTGGAGATGATGCGTCAGACGTATATACCGGTCTGAAAACAGCGCTGGCGGCACAATCTGTAGTTGATGCGTTGTTTACCAGCACAGCTGATGCTGAAGGGCTGCACCTTGCAGTGAAAGTTCCTGAGACAGCAACCATCGTCAAGCCAGTGACCAACCTGTCAATCGCAACCGCAGGCTCAGCAGATGGTTTAGAAGCTGACCTTAACGCCATTCAGCAGGAAGACCCGGGCTGGTACGGCTTTGCTCTGGTAGAACGTGGTGACGCGCTAATTCAGGATGCAGCGGCATGGGCTGAGACGCAGACCAAACTGTTCTTCGCATGCAGCGATAATGCTGATATCTGGACGTCTGCTGATGACGATATCGCATCGCAATTGCAGGATCTGCAATATCTGCGTACAGCGCTGATTGCTCACAAGGAAGCCGCGACTGAGTATCCTGAAATGGCATGGATGGGTCGATGCTTTACCATTGCGCCCGGTGGCGAAACGTGGGCACTTAAAACACTGTCTGCTATCACGCCGAGCAAGTTTAGCGACACAGAGCAGAGCTACATCTTCCAGAAGAACGCCAACGCCTACGAACAGTACGCAGAAAACACCTATCTGATTAACAAAGGCAAGGTTGCATCTGGCGAATGGATTGATGTTGTGCGATTCCGTGACTGGCTTGTAGACACAATTCAGAAGAACATGGCTTCTCTGATGATCCGCCAGAAGAAGGTGCCTTACACCAATGGCGGCATTGCCCTCATTGTCAACAACCTGAATGGTTCACTTATTCAGGGGCAGCAGGCAGGTGGAATCGCTCCTGACGAGCGCGACAGCGAAGGCAACACAATCCCTGGCTTCCGTATCACTTACCCAAATGCAGCCGACGTATCTGCTGATATCAAAGCTACCCGCACTCTCTATATTGAGTTTGTGGCGCTTCTGGCTGGCGCAATCCAGGTGGTCGAAATCACCGGCTCACTTACCTATAGCTACGAGGGCTAATTATGGCTGCTGAATTAACTGGCTCTTATGACGGATCAGAAGTGTTTGTCACTATCGGCCCGTTGCTATTAACCGGCTTCAGTGATGGAGACTCCATTACGGCTCGTAAGAACGCCAACTTCTATGAATCACGCGCTGGTCTCGATGGCTCAGTAGGTCGTGCGCGAGTTACCGATAAGCGTGGGCAGATCGAGCTTCATCTTTTGCAGACATCCGCGGCAAACGACGAACTATCTGCACTGATGAACCTTGATTCATTAACGCAGGACGGCAAGGCAGTTTATCCGGTATCAGTAACTGACTTCTCTGGTCGCACTGTTATTGCAGCAGGCCAGGCGTGGCTTTATCAACTTGGTGACGTGGCCTTCTCTACTAACGAGGTTGGTGAACGCATTTACACCTTTGAATGCGCTGACCTGAAATTCTCCCTCGGTGGTAACAACGTTTAACAATGCCGCCTTCGGGCGGTTTTTTTGAGGTCCATATGTCTCAGGAATTCGCAACCTTCCATATCGGTGACAAAGAGTTTAAAGCCGCAAAAATGAACGCCTTCGCTGCGGCAAAGCACTTAGTAAAACTGAAAACGCTGCTTGATAAAGGCCTGTCTTCAGGCGGTGATGCAAACGCAATTCAGTTACTGGCCGGCATCGATGAGAAAACGCTGGAGGAGGTCATTATTCCTATCCTGCGAGATTCATCAACATTCAGCGTTACTGATGAGAAGAAAATAGACAGCCCTAACGCAATGAACCTTGTGTTCACCGTAGACACGCTGTTCGACTTCTTCGAGCTGTGCTGGGAAGTGCTGAAGCTCAACTTCACCCCTTTTTTTACGAAAGTTCTCACCCTGTTTGGGTTAAGCCCAGAAGAGCTGGCAAATCGGGTTCAGTCACTGGCGAAAAGTGCGACCCGGGAAAGCTAAGGGAAGATGTTGAAGCAGAGCTATGGGTGTGGCGTCCAATAATGAGAAATATGTGTACGGTTGCAGAGGTGAAGTCAGGCCTTATCACATGCGAAGACCTGCTCAAGCTTAATGCCCTCATAGAGATGACCGACTATCTGAACACGCCAATGGAGAAGTAAATGGTCATAAGAGAGTTACTTATCCGCCTCGGCCTTACCGGATCAGATAGTGTGGGGCGAGGACTGGACAGGGTAGACGGAAAGGTCGATAAAACCATTCAGTCATTCAATGCGCTTGGCGGCGTTCTTGCTACAGTATTCGGTGCTGTAACCATCTCAAACATTGCCAAAACCGCTGACGAGATGCAGTCTCTGGAGGCTCGCATTGGAATGCTGCCGCAGACCATCACTACCGGCGCAGAAGCGTTCGACACTGTGGCTCAAAGGGCAAGTGCAGCAAGGCAGGGGATTGAAGAGTATGCATCATTTTACATCAAGGCTGGTAACGCCACTCAGGACTTCTATAAAGACCAGGAGCAGGTTTTACAGCTTACCGATGCAGTCTCCATAGCGCTTGCTGCTTCAGGCTCAACAGCAGTGGCTCAGGGGCAGGCTTTCTTCCAGCTTGGTCAGGCAATTGGTTCTCCAACTGTCCAGATGGAAGAGATGAATACGCTTATTGACGTGGCTCCTGACCTGTTCAGAGCGCTTGGTAAAGCTATTCCAGGGGCGAACAATAACCTTAAGGCTTTCATCTCCTCCGGCAAGGTGACTGGGAAAATGCTTGCTGAAGGGTTGATTAAGGTACTCCCGCAATTCGTCGACCAGTTTAAACAAATGCCTATGACTATTGGTCAGGCGCTTGTTCTTGTAAATAACAGATGGTCGATGTTTATCAACAGGCTTAACCGCAGCAGCGGAGCTGTGACATGGGTGGCAAATAAGTTCCTGTGGATGGCTGATAAAATCGAGTATGCACTGGACTCAGTTATCGATGCTCTTGGTGGCGCAGAGAATGCGGTAAAACTACTTGGAGTAGCTCTTGGCGCAGCAGGACTTGTAGGTTCTGTTTATCTCTTGTCCGCAGCATTTACCGCACTCACAAGCCCTGTATTCTTGGTGATAGCTGCACTTGCTGCTCTGTTCCTAGTTGGTGAGGATATTAACTCCTGGCTCAATGGCAACAAGTCTCTTTTGGGAGACATGATCGGGCCGGTTTCTGAGTACACCGATTCAATTAATTCTTTGAAAGTGGCTCTTACAGACATGAAGGATATGGCCGTGTGGGCGCTCAACGTCCTTAACAGTCTAGCCAACTTCTTCAACTCCAGTCAGGACAAAGTTCAGGAATGGGGCGACCAGTTAGGAACAACAAAATTTGCACCATGGCTGAAGGAAAAGGCAGGGTGGCTTGTTGAGGATTTAGGGAAGTGGGCTTCGTGGGGAAATGCGCAAACAAACGGTGCGTTTGATATCCCCAGGATGTGGTCAGATACGCTTGCAGGGGTGAGAGGCTTCAACCAGGACGCAAAAGGTGGAAATACTCTACTCCCGAGCTATCAATCTCTTTCATTGCCACCGCCATCAGCAGCAACTGGTCCTAAGATAGATGTCAATATAGGCAACATCTCAGTCCCTGCCGGAACTTCTGATGAGCAGGTGAAATTCCTCCAGGATAGCGCCAAGTCAGCATTCAGTGACTATGGATGGAATGCGCTTGGTAACACATTAAACTTCAACACTGGAGGTTAGCATGGCAACTGATGTGCTTGGCTTCCTCTGGAACTCGGCAGGCGACAGCACCTTTAGGCTTAATGACCCGGGCGTCGGCAATCTTGAGTTCGACACTCTGGACCAGGAAACGCATGAGTGGACGCGCGATGTGACAATGAATCCCGTAGAAAACGGGTCGCCAATATCAGATCACATCATCCGTCAGCCGAAAAAGATTACCGTTGCCGGCATGATAAGCAACGCGCCGGTGACGGGGGTATTAACTCAGGCAGCAAACGCTCTGGATAGCGGCTTCGACGGGGAGGACAGGGTTAACACAGCTATCAAGCTGCTCGACTCGTTATATCTTTCAAACGAACTGGTAACTATCTACACCAAAAATTACACCTACGAGAATATGCTCATTCTGGGAATTAACATTCCCAGAAGGGTGGATGATGGTGATGCGGTCAATTTTACGATAGATGCTGTTCAGGCAAATATCGTCAGCACAGCTACGACAGAGGTTCCGCCTGGTGTAGGCGTCAGGAAAACTGATACGACCAGTAATGGCGCTACTGCTAAAGCCGGGACATCAAACTCAGCAGACCCCGCTACTGCTAACCGGGCTACGCCAACCAAAAACGTTGGTAAGAATACTGGTTCAATCCTGAGTCAGGCTTTGGGTGGCTTGTCCGGTTCGGGCGGTAAGCTTCAGGAATATCTCGGCAACATCATAGGTAATGTCACCCCATGACCCCACTAAATTTTCAGGCTGGATTTACTGACCAGACATTGCAGGCTGTTTTCGACGATACACCGGTTACGCTTCGCCTGCGATGGAATGAGCGCTTTGGCTTCTGGTCGCTTGGTATCTATGACCGTGAGTCATTGCCGATCATAACCGGAGTTAAGCTTGTACAGAACTCCCCGCTTCTGAAGAACTTCAGTTTCGATAACTTCTCCGGAGATATCTACTTCATCCGTACGTATGGTGAAAAGGTACGTCCTGATATCGATTCGATTGGAGGCGATCACCTGTTGGTGTATGCCACTAAGGAAGAAATAGATGAGTTTGTTTCTGCGAACGGGTGAAATCATAGTCGGTCAGCCTCATGGTGAGGCGGTAAGTATCAAAGACCTGAGATTTGAGTTCGACATCACCAAAACAGCAAGCAAAACCGCCAACGAAGCATCACTAAAAATCTACAACGCCGCCCCCACAACTATCACTTTGATGGAGACCATAAATAACGTGGTCATCATCAAGGCTGGCTACGTCAATGACATCGGCGCTATCACCATCTTCACTGGCACCACATGCCGTAGCCTGACGTATCAGGATGGGCCTGACATCATCACGGAGATGGAGTTAAGGGACAGCGTCATACCTTTGCGCGACGCCAAGATAAGCGTTTCCTTCCCTCCAAATACGTCAGCAATGACCGTTCTGGATGGAGTGGCGAAGAACTTTGGCCTACCAATCAAGAAGAGCATTAGCAAGGTACAGGATAAGCAATACGTCGGCGGATATGCCTACAACGGCAGGGTCCGTGATGCCATGGACAGGGTCTGTAATTATCTCGGGCTGGAGTGGAGCGCTCAGGATAGCGAAATACAGATTATCAAAAAGGGTGGCGTCTATGCAGACACGGCAGTCGTGCTGTCGAAAGACACTGGCATGATCGGATATCCACGTCGTGAAGCTAAAACCATGACCGAGAAGACGGCGGCCAAGCAGGGCATCAAATACGGTCAGAAAGGTATCGTCAGGACGGTGGTGGATGTAGAAGACCCAACGGCGAAGCTCAAAGACCGGGTCACTCTTGAGGTGCAGGGCTACCGGGTTAAATCACTGCTTAACCCTGCCATTTATCCTGGCGCGTATGTGCAGCTTAAATCTCGCGGAATTGATGGAGAATTCTTCCGGGTTGAAGAAGCACATTACACCGGTGATACACACGGGCAGGAATGGAGCGTGGAAGCGCTATTGAGGTTTATCTGATGGCTGATAACAGTGATGTAGTAGAAGCGCTCAGACGGCTTGTCAGCTCGGAAATGGACACGGTAAACACCGCACTTCCATGCACCGTGGTGAGTTATTCAGGCGGCAAGGTAACTGTAAAGCCTGATGGCGAGAAAATATACGCAGATGGCGATACCAACGCTTATCCGGTACTCAGCGATTTGCGCATGGTGTGGCCGCAGTTTGCAAACGGACAGGCTGGATTAAAGGGCCCTGTTCAGGCAGGCGATAAATGCCTTTTGGTGGTATGCCAGCAGGCAACCGATGGAAGCGACGATACAAGGCGATTCGACATCATCGACTCATACGTTATCCCTGGCGCTGGTTATAGTGATGCAGTCCCTGGCAACGATGACGTGAGGATGTATTTTGGCGATGCCTTCATTGCTATCGATGCCAACGGGAAAATGACCATCAATGCGCCAGGCGGGGTGGAAGAAATAACCCCATTGCACACCGTTAAAGGAAGCATGACCGTTGAGCAGCTATTCACTTACCAGGGCGGCATGACTGGATCAGGAGGCGAAACATCGGTAGCTACCATAACCGGCACGATGCAGGTGATGGGTGACGTTGTCATCAATGGCATAAGAATAGGCACTCACCGTCACCAGGGTGATAGCGGTGGCACTACAGGCGGTCCGGAGAACTAATGATTGATTTCAGACTTACAGATAACAAAGTCGTGTTCACTAACGGCCTTCTTCAGTATGTAGACGGTGCCGAGCGAGTCAGACAGCAGGTCGAGTTCAGACTTAACCTGTGGCGCGGAGAGTGGTTCCTTGATAGCCAGTTCGGAACGCCGTACTTACAAGATATTCTCGGGAAGCAGGTAACGCTTAATGGCGCGCTATCAGCTATCCGTACAGAAATCCTCGCTGTAGAAGGTGTTACCGGCATAGTTGAGTTTACCTACAACTTTGACCGGGCAGAGCGAAAGCTGAGCATAGAGTTTACAGCCAACACTGATTACGGGTTGGTGCAATACCCATGATAAATACCCCCTTCAATATGCCTCGCCAATGTGCGGGGCTTTTTTATGCCTGAAATAAGGTGCATATGGCTGATTACATTACTGCGACAGGCTTTGACAAGCCGACATTACCGGAGATGGTTCAGGAAATCGGTGATGCAATGGAAACGGTCGTCGGACCGATTAACAGAGAGGCTGATTCGACCACCGGACAGTGGATCGCAATTGAAGCTGAGCAAAACGCAATTCACTTTGAAACTGAAGAGGGGTTGTGGGCTAGCCGGTTTCTTGCTTCTGCTGAGGGATTCGCTCTTGATGCTCTTGGCGACTGGATGGGTGGGATTACCCGACATGGCAAAACCACGACAAAAGTGAATGCCGTTATTTATGGCTCTGAATCACGTCTTGTTCCTGCTGGTTCTCTCGCGTCGTTCGGTAACTACCAGTTCAGACTGACGGCAGATTACACCATCTCGCGCTCGACGCTTCTGGATGGAGAGGTGAGGGTGTCTAACAACACTCAACCCTCCTACACAGTACGGATTGCTGGCGTTGACCATACCTACACCAAAGTAGCTGGAGACACAGTAAACACTATCGCTACCGGACTTGCTGCGGTTGTTGATTCAACAAGCCAGTATTCAGCCACAGCAAATGGCTCAGTAATCAGGCTCACGTCTGAAAACCTCATCGAAGGTTACGCAGTTTCGCTTAGTGCTGGCGTGGCTTGGCAGCTGATTGGCTCACCGGCAATCTTTGAGGCAACTGAAGCCGGTCCGATTGTCGTTCCTGTTGGCGGACTAAACAATCCGGTAAGTGCCATCACAGGATGGACAGGAGTTAATAACCTGGTTCAGGGGGCTACCGGTTCAGATCGCGAATCAGACACGGATTATCGCCAGCGTTTGTATCAGAGCAGAGCGTCATCAGGCGGTGCGGCAACCATCCCAGCAATTGAGACGCGCCTTATTACGGAAGTCAGCGGAGTAACCTTAGCCAAAGTCATTGAAAACGACACCATGGCGACAGTGGACAGCATTCCACCAAAGGCCATGCATACCATCGTTTCTGGGGGGCTTGAGCAGGATATTGCTGACGCTATCTGGAAGTACAAAGGAGCAGGCATAGCAACTTACGGTTCAATTGCTATCACTGTGTATGACCGGTACGAGAGACCACATATCGTGAACTTCTCAAGGCCTACAGAAGTGGATATTTACGTTAAAGTTGACGTTGTTCTTCTGGATACAGAGGAGCCGTTACCAGCTGCTGTTGTGGACGCTATAAAGCAAGGTGTTGTTGCTTACGGTGCCACTCTCGGCCTTGGTGATGACGTTATTACCCAGCGCATTTATGGCTACATCTACGCCAATACAACCGGCATCGGGAAAATGACCATCACGGTCAGTACTGATGGAACTACGTTTGCCGAAAGTAACATTTCCGTTGCTGAAAACTCCTTTGCTTCGTTCTCCGCTGCCAATGTGGAGGTCACAGGTGTCTGATGAATGGATTGATATCGATTTCCTTGCGCTGATACGACAGAGGCCTACTGACTGGCTTAAAAAAGGCGGGCAGGTTCCTGACCTCTTTGCTGCTGTTGGTGTACTTCATCCAGAAATTGAAGCCCGCGCAAAATATATCTACCTGACGCAGAGCATATACAACGCCCACGGCATAGAGCTTGACAGATTTGGTCAGTACGTTGATGTGGATCGGGATGGGATGCCTGACGATGATTATCGACGGGCAATCATGCAGGCGAAACTTGCAACTTCCTTTAGCGGAACGCCAGATAACGTCATGGTCGTAACAGCAACTACAACATCAAGCATTGATGTTGAGATTGTTGAGTTGCACCCTGCCGCCTTTAGCGTGCACGCCACCGGACCTTATGTACCAACAAACATCAACGCCATCGTCGACCGCGCTTCTGTGGCGGGTGTCAGAGCATATTCAACACACGATTATGGGCTCAACGGTTTCTCCCTTGCTGGGATAGACACCAATTCAGGGCAAGCGTTACAGGTCGGCGATAACACAGCAATGCAGGTAGACACCGACACGGCGCTTGGACTTAACCGTGGGTCTGTATTTATCGCTGGTTCCTACCTTGATGCAGCAGGTTCCGTATCAGGTGTTCTGGAAGTAAACGGCTCTTATCTCGGCGTCGCTGACGACGATTACCTTCTTATCTTCTCCCGTGACTATGGCGTCACCGGGACGATGCTATGCGGCGCTATGCCTAAGTGAGAATTAAATGGCTATCACATCATTTGCAGATACTGACGTCACTTATGCTGATGGGCAGAAGAACAAAGAACCCATTCCAGACGAAATCCTTGCAAGCGGCTTCGTCCCGCCTGTGCGCATGCCAGACGGATCTATCTCCACTGGAAGCAAACTTGCTGCCAATCATCTCAATACCCTGTTGAATGACCTGTACGCGCAAATCTCAGATTTGAAGGCGCGGGTATCAGCGCTTGAGGGGGCGTAATGGCTGACATTCTTCTCAAGTATCTGACAGATTTACCCTCTGCCGCTGACGCAGAATCCTCAGACCTGATGCATATCAACCAGGCTGGTAACGACCGCTCAATCACTCTGGAAGTACTGGCTTCAGCCATTTTCAACATCAGATACCCTGTAGGAAAAGTTGAGTGGTTCGCCAACGACACCAACCCAAATGCGATCTGGTCTGGCTCAACATGGGCGAGGGTTCCTGGTCAGGGGAAAACAGTACGCATAGCTAATAGCAGTGGTAGCGACGTTTTACAGCAGGGGGGGGCGGATACGTCGAGTATTTCAGTAGGCAATCTTCCTCCACACAAACATGACTACTCAGGTAAAACTTCTTCCTACGACTACGGGACCAAAACCACCACCTCCGACACTCATAACCACACATATCAGCGTCGAAATGGGTCTGATAGTGGTGATGTTGGTTCTGGTGGGAATATTTACGACCAGGGACCGGTATCAACAAATAACACTTCCAGCGATACACATAACCACACTGTGGCGATAGGTGCACATGAGCATGACTATTCTGGCTCAACTGCAAACACGGGTGGCGGCTCAGCTCTTGACGTAACTAATGCATATATCAAATTAGCAGCCTGGTACAGGACAGCATAAATGGCAGAACAAAAAGTAAAACTTACAGACCTCCCGGCAGCGACGGATACCATTGATACCGCTCAGTTACTGATAAACCAGAACAGTACAGACCAAAAACTTCCGGTTACGCACTTCCTTCGCGCCAAAAATAACCTCTCAGAACTGGCGAATATCGCACAGGCCAGAGCAAATCTTGATGTTCCTTCTGTTGATGAAGTTGACAGTAAGTTATCAGGCTTTATTGATGGATCATACACATTCAGTGCAGGCGGATCTTTGGCATCGCGTAATGATTTTATCTGGGACGAGGAAAGTAAAAGTTGGTACTACTGGAGCGGAGCTCTCCCAAAAGAAGTTCCAGCGGCATCGAGTCCAGAATCTACTGGCGGCATTGGCCCAGGTTTTTGGGTAGGTTTAGGGGATGCAGCATTAAGCTCTCAACTATCAAAACCTAGTGGAGCTTCGTTAATTGGCGGCAGTGTTTATGTAGTTGACTATTTTTCAGATGCAAAGGCGGCTAATGCCGGCAAGTCAAAGTACATCATGACGCGTGGGCATCATGTTTTCGGCGTTGGGGCGGCGACATATTTTAGTGATGGTACAACTGGCGTTCCATCAACTGGCAATGAGCTAAAATTTTTCGATGTGACCGGAAAGGGGTGGTATCTGCGTCACGATGGCCGCATTGATTGTCGTCAATTCGGCGTTGTGGCGGATGGAAGCGATGAAACTACGAAGTTGCAATTATGGTTGGATTGCTGCGCTCAATCTGGGGCCGAAGCGTATATTCCCTTAAATGTTTCCCCATCTGCTGCTGGCTTAATTTGTACCTCGCAACATAATGGTTTGAAATTCAAATGGCATGGGTATGTTAAGCACTGGGGAGATGGAACAAAGCCTGCAACTGTTGTAGATTCATGGGACCCTTCATCTGGATATGTTCTTTACCTGAAAGAAGTAAGTGACCTCACTGGAGAAATAAGAATTGATGGTGTAAGGACATCTAAGATAGCCGATGAACACATCCATAATATACATTCCTATGGCGGGAAAAATCACGTATTGTCATTATTTTTCAAAGAAACAAGAGGTGATGGAATTTATCTTAATGCAGCGCATGGTAACCAAGATTCAACACCTCCATCAAACATGAAATATCCATTAGTTGAGAGCGTAAACTCTGACTATGACGGTAGAAATGCGATGAGTATTATTTGCGCGGATGGCGTTTCCATAGGCACATTTGTTTCGTATAAGCATGGTGGACGCATTGGCACGGTTATGCAGCCAGGTGGTTTGGATATTGAACCAAATTATAGCTACCAGCCATGTACTAACATCCAGATTGATAGCTATTACTCACGCTCATGTGGAACAGGTTTTACTATTTTTGGTAAGGTAAATACTGGGAATATGGTTGTTAGAAACATCTCTATTTCGAAGATGGAAATTGTGATGGAGTATATTTCTTCAAATAACAATCAACTGCGTGGATCGCTTATTATGGGTGCTGATGGTTTGTACATAGGATCATCACATATTCGATGCTTATCAAATTACACTGCAAACTCCCCAATTGGCGTGCAAATTGATGCCTGTTATAATGCAGATATCAATATTTCTACCGAGAGGTTTTACCAGGCGGCAGCAATTGGCATCAAGTCATGGACTGAGGTTGGAGGTCTTGCCAAAATTGTAAATTCAAAAATATCTGTAACCCCTAGGATATTCCAGCGAGGAGCTGTAATAGGTGACGTCAATGGACTTGATTTTGTTATGCGTGGCTTCACCCCTACTTTGATGTCATCTAGTAGCGATGTGGGGCTTGTCCAAACAATTCAGGCAGATGGTTTGGGTGCATCTACAGCCATAAAATCAGCCCGTCTATCAGTATCAAGTGGTCTTGGTGCTGCTATTACATGGGGTGTTTTCTGCGTAAACACAAACATTGATCGTGAGACGTGCATAATTCATGATTCCGACTTATCTAGTATCGTGCACAATGGTACGACAACCAATAGACTAATCTCCACGGCAAACTTCCAAAAGAGGAACATAGCCGGTGTAACGCCGAAAGGAGGGGGTGATACAATAACAGGCACTGCAATTTGGGGGGTAGGAGATGTGGTTAATGACAATACTACATCATCAGCGGGTGGTTACATAGGAAAGATATACACAGCATCAGGATGGAAAAATTACGGAGCCATAAGCGCATAAAAAAAGCCCCGAAAGGGGCTTTAATTCAAAATGGAATACCATCATCATAAACTAGAATAGTCATTTTTTTAAATGTGAGCACTTCACTGGCGTAACCATAGCGCTCCTGTATACCAATGACGCACTTTTCTACGTCTGAACATTCTCTACCTTTAGATATAGCGAAGAATTGTCTCTTCGGAAGACCATTTAGGAATTCTTCGGTATGCCATGATCGCATTGTTTGCCACCTCACTGAATATGGGTCCAGTCTATATCCATCACGAATGAATATAGGGAATATCTTTACATCCCCTCGACTAAGCCAGTTAACAGTCATTGACTTATCCCAGAAATCACCGAAACCATATCGCAAGTCATGTTTCTTTAAGAAATCAATGTATTGATTATTTTCAGTTATTACACCTTTCGCCCACCACTTTTTCGTTTCATACGAGTTTATGGATGTAACAGCAAATAGAATAGTTATTACTAATAGTAACCTACTATATCTTCCCGATAGATTAATTGCTAGTATCGCGAATACACATGGGATTACGTTTACAAAAAAACGTGGTGGGCCTGGGAAAGACGAATTATTGCTTATAATGTATGAAGACACAATTCCGAGCAAAGAAAGGAATAATGTAATTGTTACATATCTCTTAATTCCACCACTTAGCCATCCAATCCAAACAGAAATAAGTACCAAAAACAACATTACAAAGAACGAAGCAATATAAAATATATTGCCTTTCATTACAGAAATATTTATTGTTTCCCCTATCAATATGATTGAGCCATAAATGTTCTGCAACATCATACTGATATCAACAATTTCAAACTTCTGTATGTCGAAGCCCATCAGAATAGGCAGAACATGAGTAATTGATAATCCAAAAAAGGCGGCCATTACACAAAGATGAGATACTCTCCTTTCCTTTGAAAGGAATAGGTAGATCTCAACAAGAAGTATTGGCATAAAGAATGTAGGTGCGATCCACATATCAGATGAGTTCGCAATCAAACCTATAACGGCTATCATCGTTGTTATGTAAATGTTGTTCTTTGATAGGTTTTTGGTAAACAGCAACAACATTAGAAATCCATACGCAGCAGTTGAATAATGCGCAAATGGATGAGCAACAAACCCATCAGTTAACATTATCTGAGGCAATAATGTAGTTCCTACGATAACCGAAACATAGCTCCACTTTCCATTTGATATTTTAGATATCTCAGAAGAAAACAATGTAACTAGTGCTGCAAATAATATAGTAGAAATCAGCAACGGAATTACACCATCATCTCCTAGCAAAAAGAAGATTGCGAAGTTAATTGGGTATACAGTAAAATACCAATTATCAGGAGTGGGTCTCCAGTCAAAAAAAGAAGACACTCCCTTATCTAAAAACTCTCTCCATACTAATGGACTATTGGCATAATCAGAGTTTATTGGAAAGTATCTTGATATTATAAATGCCAAGAAAGAAAAAGAAATAGCATACATAATAATGGATGTGATTTTATTGTTTCTATTGTAATTCATAACTTAATTACCCTTTTTAATTATGTAACGAGGTCTGTGTTTAACCTCAACATAAATCCTGCCAATGTACTCGCCAAGAACGCCAATCCCGATCAGCTGTATGCCACCAAGGAACAAAATTGATACCAGCAGGGAAGGGTATCCGCGAACCGGGTTACCAAATGCCAGGGTGTCAAGAATCATCCATGCTCCGTAAATGAATGCCATTCCGGCTACGAACAAGCCGATATATGTCCACATGCGCAGCGGGAACGTTGAAAAGCTTGTTATCCCCTCAAGAGCAAGGTTCCATAGTTTCCAGCCGTTAAATTTCGTGCTTCCTGCCACACGTTCTGCGCGGGCATACTCAACAACATCGGTCCTACCGCCAACCCAACTCAGCACCCCCTTCATAAAAAGATTGCGTTCTGGCATGAGCTTAATATTTTCTACCACATCACGAGACATCAGGCGGAAATCGCCAACGTTTTCCTCAATCTGCGGGTAGCTGATTTTGTTGTGTAGCTTATAGAACCATTCTGCAGTCTTACGCTTCAGTCTGCCATCAGTGGAGCGATCAGAACGCTTGGCCAGCACCATGTCTGCGCCGTCCTGCCATTTCTCTAGAAGGTGAGGGATGACCTCTATAGGGTCCTGCAGGTCAACATCAATCGGAATTATTGCGTCACCGCTAGCATGATCAAGACCAGCGAATAGTGCAGGCTCTTTTCCGAAGTTGCGCGTGAATGACAATGGAACCACAAGCGGATCTGCAATGGCAAGCGCGTGAATAATTGATTCCGTCGCGTCTTTGCTGCCGTCATTGATGAAGACTATCTCTACTTCATGCTGCTGTAGCCCTTCAAATTCCCGTACCGTTTTATAAAAAATCGGTATCGCGTCTTCTTCGTTGAAGACGGGAACGACCAGAGAAATTTTCATTTCGCATCCCTAAAGACAATGAACTTTGAATAGATAAATCCGCAGACCAGACTGATTGCGGAGAACAAAATTAAGGTAACGATCGGAGCCAGACCTGACTTGTCAGCCGCCCAGCCAACCGCAGCGCTAAGCGTGCCCATAAACCCCACATACAGCATATAGCGCAGGGTAGTGGTTGATGATTTGAATGTGAATCTGGCATTGGCGAAGAAGCTGAACGATACAGCAACAACGAACCCGGCAAAGTTGCCAAGGGCCTGTCCTGTATGGAATGCATAGATGCAAATGGCGAACACTACCCAATGAATGAGCGTGTTGATGACACCTATCGATGTGTACCTGGCGAATAACTTTAACATTATAGAAATCAGTGAATTCGGAAAGGTCTGAAGTGTAGCACCAGCCAGCGACTTGATCGACCCTCATGTTTGACGATACTGTATATATAAACAGTAATTATGTGGGGGTAAATATGCCACGCACAGCAGACATAAAGACCGCCTTTATTGCGGCCATACAGCTAAATCCTAATGGTTACCAGTACCTTCTGACCGATAGCTTCATCGAGAAGCTGCGTGAGTACAACTGGCACTTTTCCGCATCCGATGCAAATGCATGGATAGAGCGTTACCAGCAAGACTTTGTGGATAAGACAACAGACCACAGCGACAACCGATACTGGATCCTGCGTAACATGGGGAGGGTGCAATAATGGGCTTTCCATCCCCGGCGTCAGATTACGTTGAGCAACAGCTCTCACCTGTTGTGCTGTGTAACATAGGAGCGGATAGCAGAGTGCTTGAGACAGATATTGGTTTTGCAGTTATCGAGCCGTGCGTGAAAACCTGCGAAGGGGATGTACTTCTGATTCTGAGCGATGGGCGCACGCAATTTGCCAAGCTGATGGGTAAAGCGCTCATTACGGATGATGGGGAGGCAATAGAAGGAGCTGCGCTTGCAGATGTGGAGGTACTTGGAGTGGCGACGTTCTTCATCAACCGAGTAAGGGAAGATGACTGTCCGGTGATGTGATGGGGCATGGGTGGGGCATAAAGTTACCGCGAAACGACGTTAGTTCATTGCACATGACAAATCGTATCGCGGCAACATAGCAGAAGTTACCGCACATCAATCCAACATCAAGCCACTTCGTTAAAAGACTTAATAGTCTCCAGATAAAGATCGCCTGTAGCACAGGGGTACCGAGGAACGGGATCAGCGTAATGACGTCCTTACTGCTGAGCGAGCTGCCGATCCCGAGCATGATCCCGCAGAACGAGAGAAGCGCCACGGGCAGCATAAAGGTTTTACCCAGTTGCTGGAAAAATTCCCACAGCGATATTTTTTGTGCTGTTTTCGCCGTCAT